CCCAGGCCCATCATGGCCGACTCAATCATGCCGGCGATGGCTTTCTTGTCTTCGTCGTTCATAGGGGAAAGTTCTTCGGGTTTCATCGAAAACAGCCCGTCGGCATTTGCCGCGGGTTCGCTGACCAGATCGCAAGAGTAGATTTCCGAGCAGCGTTGAAGGACCGTTTTCTTGTCGTTCGCAAGTTCGGTCGGACCGCTAAAGGCGATGGACATTCCGAACGTGTCTGGAATCTTCTCGGCGATCTCGAAAATGTACGCGCGGTGCGGCGTGTTTTGCAGGACGTGGAAGTTCGCGATTAGCTTGTTGCCGGCGATGCGGAAGTCGGTCAGATAGCCGACGATGTCGGCAGCACCGCCGCCGTGGTCCATCTTGACCTTGAGGCCGCCAGAATAGGTTTCGGCCTGCGCCTTGACCTGCTCAATCGTCGTGGCGTCGATCTGTACACCGTGGCCCAGTGCGCGTCCTTCGGTGATGACGGCAACGTCGTGAATGACTCCGGTCGATTCGTCGATCTGCCCGACAAAGCCACGGGCAAAGTAGCAAGGGAACGCTTCGGTCATCACAATTACCGCAAGCGTAAAATCACAGACCGTCGTTGTCCTTCTTATCCAGGCCGTTGACCTTCTTGTGTAGCCAGATCATCGACAGAACAGAGACGCCGATGGAGGCGACACCAGACAAAATGGCGATGACCACCTGTATGTTTTGCAGGCTGATGATAGTTCCGATCCATGCGCCGGCATTGGCGAAGAACAGTTTAGCTCCGGCGTGATCGTTCATTTGCGAGGCTGGGAAATCTGAGTGGTCATGCGCGAACCGAACCACCACGCGACCGAGGTGCCGGCGAGCATTTGAAATGACTGCAGTGCGTTGGCCTTCACGGCCTCGTCGTTGATGAGCAGAACAGCGAAGAACGCACCAACGACCAGAAAAGCGGTAAGAGCCGGACGGGTGACCGCGCGCACGTTAGCCGCCCAGGGAGCGACCTTTTCGGTCATATCCGCGGCGCTGGCGGTCTGCGATGCGCTGAATGCCTGCCACGCAGCGACTGCCTCGGCGCTGGCAAACTGCTTGTCCATCAGGTCCAACTGGAACTGGTTATCGAGCTTCTTCTCGCGCAGCCGCATCCACGTCGTAGCGAGACTGCCGACCATGCCGAACAAGCCGCCGCTGCCAGCGTTAAAAAGCAGTTCCGTAAACCAACTCATCAAAAAAGGCGCTGGCGTTAAACTAGATCTGCGCAGCTTGGCGGAATATCTCGTCGATCTGTTCTGCTGTGAGACTGAAGGCAGAGCCAAAGGAGAGAACCAGAGGATGCGTGCGCTTAATCTCTGCCGCGTATTCCCACAAGATCTCGGCCTCGGCTTCCTTGTCGACGTCCTCGATGGCAGCGATCAGAGCGAGCACGTCGTTCGGCTTGATGTTGTGCAGACGGCGCAGCGCGATCCGCAACTGCGCAGGACCGACCGCTTCTGGAACAGGCCCAGGAGGCGGAGGCGGAGGCGGATTGTCAGCACGCCACGTTGCAAAGTCTACCTCGTTGAGCAGCAGCCAACCAGCAGCTACAGGATACGGCGATGCACCGTCCCACAAGATGCAGTTTACCTCTTTTTCCGGAGAAATCAAAAAGTGTCTCATAGGTAAGTAATCACGATTACCGCGCCGTCGCCACCGTTGCCGCCTGCTCCGGAGTCAACAACGGCGTTGACTCCCGCGCCGCCGCCACCGCCTCCGCAACCACGACCGCCAGCGCCGCCAGCTCCAACCGGTCCGGTCGTGGTAGCTGATCCGCCTCCGCCTCCGTTTCCGCACAGAGAGTACGTCGGACCGGCTCCGGCTGATCCATTTCCGCCAGATGTACCTGCCGCACCACCGCCTCCAACTGCATAAAAGCCTCCTTGGCCTCCAGCAGCACCTTCTGCCACAACATTTGTGTCACTAATTCCCGCTCCTGCGCCGCCACCAGAACCGCCATAAATTGAACTTCCAGCAGCAGTCATTGTGGTGATGTTTGAAGGACCGCCGGAAGCACCTCCCCACTCAGTAGATAAGCCTGCGGTTGCCGATCTCCTACCTACTCCGCCAGCTTGTGTAGTAGTTGAGCCAGTGGTTTGAAAGTTAGTTTGAGTCCCGCGCGTGACGCTTCCACCATCGCCACCTTCCCGTGATGTGGCGACAATTCCTCCGATTCCGCCGCCGCCGCCACGCGCTATGATCCAATTTCCGAAGCTAGAATCGCCGCCAGTATTGCCAGCGTTGCCATTAGTACTGCTTGCAGTAACTGCTGCTCCACCTGTTCCGCCAGCTCCAACCGTAACCGTTTCAGACGCGCCAAGCAAATCCGCATTGAAGGTGTTTTTCGCACAAGCGCCACCACCTCCACCGCTACCACCTAGTCTTGTACTAGATGCAGCGCCTTTACGACCAGAAGCACCACCGCCGCCACCACCAATACAGATCACCTCAACGACCTTAGCGCCAGTTGGCTTCGTCCACGTCGTGCTTGATGTGTAAACAGTCACGGACACCCCACCGCCGCCAGCAGCAGCACTGATCCAGGTTGTGCCGTTGCTTTGTAAAACGTTGCCGCTAGTACCAGGCGCGACGGTAAGAAAACTCGTCGTGCCGTTCCCAAGGATAACGTTGTTAGCCGTAACCGAAGCCAATCCAGTTCCGCCATTCGCTACCGGCAGCGTCCCAGTCACCGACGCCGTCAGCGAAACATTCGTGACCGTGTTGGAGGCACCGCTTATCGTCTTGTTCGATAGCGTGGCCGTGTTGGTTGCCGTCAGTACATTCGACGGCGTGATGATGTCGGAAAGATTAGCCATGACTTATTCTGGTTGAGCCGGCCAAGTTACATTGAAAGGAAATCCGGCCTGATCCGGTAGGTCGCGCAGTGCTTGTCGATAGTTTGCCCAAGCGTTCTTTGCGACGTTGTCTAGCGGCGTGTCGTCGACTTGCGTCCAATCTGTTTCGGTCAGCTTTGCGTTTCGTTCGCTGCGCACCTGCTTGGCCTTTTGCGCCTCAATTTCCGCTTGTTCCTCGGCCGTAAACTTCCGCCACTGTTTTGTTTCGATGACTTCGGTTTCCGTAATCGTGAACGTCGAACCAACAAATTTCTCGTCAACGATCCCTTCCTCAATGCGAGATGGCAGCCAGCCAAGCGGCCGCAAATCATGATTCGATAGCCAATTGAGACCAGAGATGTTTCGCCACGATCTAGGAAGTGCGCGTGGACCTTCGACGATGGCATTGTTTTCGACGAGGCAGTAGTTCATTTGTTAAAAGTCGCGACAGCTTTTGCGAGTTCCTCCATAGGATGCGTCCACTGACCAAACTGGACCTGCCGGAAAAGCCTCATTGAATTGTAGTAAAGCGTGCTAGGGCCAGGCATGGCGTAGAGGTAGTAGCCCATGACTGGGATTACGACCCAAGTCGGCACGCCCATTGCAGCGGACAGGTGCGAGACGGACGTGCAAGAGCTGATGACTAGGTCACAGGATGCGACCGCCTTTTGCGTGTCGTGCCACGTTTCAAGCGGAACAGGTGCGACCCAGTGCGGCTTAACTTCTAGGTCGGCGTCACGCTGGAGACTGATATATTCGACATCCGCTCGCTTTACTGCATCAAAAAACGGGTCGGCTGGGAACAGCTTGTGGTGCTGAGCCTCGAACTGCTTGTTGCCAGACCAGCGCAGACCAATGCGGATCTTGCCTGCCTCTGGCTGAACTGGCCGGCTGATGTATGGCGCTCCACTTAGGCCAGACAAACCAAGGCCAAGATAGAGCGGCGCCGACATAGCCGGCATCCAATAGTCGTGGTAGACCCCATATTCTGCCCCATGCTGGACAACGGCTGCCACGTCGGGCTGCTTTTGTAGGAGGCTGACCAAAGGACCGCTGCACGAAACAATCACCCGACATGCTCGCCTGCTCAGATCGCCAGCGTAGCGAACCTGATGGATCTGATCGCCTAAACCTCCTTCTAGTTGTAGCAACACCGTCCCTTGGCTCTTGCCGTCCCATTCGGGTTGCGGAGTCTTGGGTGGAGCATCACCAACAATCTTCACCTTCCTGCCGCGTTGAAGCAGTTTGTAGCCTTCTTCGATTCTGCCCTCACGCAGAGCATACCATCCTCGGTTGAAGGCAGCGCGATGATCGTTCGGACGTTTGACCTCTAGCTCTGCCCCAATTCGCTTTGCTTCCTCAAAATTGCCCATGATGGAAGCACTCAGCTGGAGGTCCAGCGCATCAATCTCTGGTACTGTGCGCGGTTTTTCTAGCCAAAACTCAGGCTGGCAAAATTCGTTGTGATGATGCCCCAAAACCTCCCGCGGCGACTGATTGTGCTGCCGTCCTAGCTTCGGCTTGATGTCGTGCAGACCAGCTACACCGTGCAGCCCCTCGTCGTCCTCCTTTACGGTAGATCCATCAATGCGATCAAAGTCGTAGTCGAACGGATCAAGGCCAAGGAAATCGTGAATGCGCTGAAGTTGTGCGCGCGGGTCAGCCAGCAGGTCTTCGTACTCTACAAAAAGGAAGCATTCTGGGTCGGCTTGGAAGCCAGCCTGCAACACCTGATAGGACGATTTTAGGTGCGCCGTAAGTCCTGACTGCTGGATAAAGTCGTCTAGGTTTTCTGGCTTTGCTACGCGGACGAACGATGCCATGCAGTCTGGCACGCTGCGAACCGTGGCGATGATGCGCGGCTTGTGGCCTAGCACTTGAGCCATTGAAGATACAACCACCGGAAGCGGCCAGTTGCGCGCCTTATCAATCACAATCGGCTTTGACGTAATCTCGTCATAGTAGCCGTGAATCAAGCCACGCATTGCGTTGGCTAACTTCTTTCGGTCGCGGTCGTTCTTTTCTAGCAGCGGCTCACGATGCCACGTTGTCGCCAACGCATCAAGCGCAGCACCAAGACCAGAAGTAGTTGAAACGTGCGTCTGCGGATTCTGATTGAGAATCGCCGCAAGCACCGTTGATCCAGAGCGCGGAAGGCCAGACAAGAAGTGCAGCTTCTTGGTCGAGTTGTTGTTCACTTGATATTTTTAGTAACCTCTACCGTAAAGTAAAGACTTTTTTCTATTCTTCCGTAGTGGCTATGGTAAAGTTATTGGCACCAGCAATGTTGTTCCAAGTCGTTAATGATCCTACTTGTACAGGAGATGAACGATTGGTTGTGTCTCCTAGTCCAAGTTGGCCGGAGTTGTTACGTCCCCAAGTCCATAACGTTCCGTCTGTTTTAGTGGCTATGGTGTGGCTGCTGCCACCCGCGATCTTATCCCACGTCGTTAATGAGCCAACTTGAACAGGTGATGAACGATAAGTTGTGTCATTTAGCCCGAGTCTCCCATTGTAATTACCTCCCCAAGTCCACAATGTTCCATTTGTCTTAGTGGCTATGGTGTGGTAGTTGCCACCCGCAACTTTGCTCCATGTCGTTAACGCCCCAACTTGTACAGGAGATGAACGATTGGTTACATCTCCTAGACCAAGTTGACCTTGACCGTTACGCCCCCAAGTCCACAACGTTCCATCTGTCTTCATGGCTATGGTGTGGTGTGTACCAGCCGCAATGTTGCTCCATGTTGTCAATGCTCCAATTTGTACGGGAGATGAACGATTGGTTGTGTCGCCTAGGCCGAGTTGGCCGTATTGGTTACGTCCCCAAGTCCACAACGTTCCATCGGTTTTAATGGCTATAGCATGAAAACCGCGGCACGCAACGTTGCTCCATGTCGTTAATGCTCCGACCTGTACAGGCGATGAGACACTTGTTAAATTACCTAGACCTAATTCGCCATTGTAATTATAACCCCAAGACCATAAAGTTCCGTCAGTTTTTGTTGCTATGGTGAAATAACGTCCTGCAGCGATATTACTCCATGTCGTTAATGACCCAACTTGTACAGGCGATGAAAATCTTGTTGTGTTACCTTGGCCTAACGCGCCAAAATTATTTAGTCCCCAAGCCCACAACGTTCCGTCGGTTTTAGTTGCTATGGTGTGACTGCCGCCACCCGCAACGTTGCTCCATGTCGTTAATGCTCCGACTTGTATAGGAGATGAACAATTGGTTGTGTTTCCTAGCCCAAGTTGGCCGGAACCGTTAGCTCCCCAAGCATACAGTTCATAATCAGGCCCACTTGGCCCACCCGAACCCATTGCAAGTTTGAGAATGTTCGGGTCCATCTTAGTCGACGTAGTCCACAAGTGCAGCGCCACGCCAGCGCGTGCCACTGTCATCTGTGACAAAAATGAAGATGTGGGTTTTGCCCGTCGTCAACGTAGGTGCGGTATCCTTGGGCCACTTTACAGCGGCAGGCCAAGTGATGGTTCCTGATGTATGGGTCAACTCAAGAGCGAACGCATAAGAGCGAGAGGCCGGAGCGTTTGAAAACGTGAACGTGCTGTTTGCGTTGATCGTCTTGGTGAAGTAGTTACCAGCCGAGCAATCAATGTCGAGTGCAGCAACCGCAACGATGTTCTGAACATAGTTGCCGGACAGATCGAGACGGCCAGCAGCTGCGGTGATCGCGATGCCGATTTTTGTGCCGTCATCGTAAATCTGCGTCGTCTGCAAGGCGGACGTTCCATTGCCCTTGACCAGATAGTTCGCCGTTACGCTTGCAAGCCCGGTGCCACCATTAGCAACCGGCAAGGTGCCAGTCACTGATGCCGTCAGTGAGATATTCGTTAGCGTATTACTGGCTCCGCTGATGGTCTTGTTCGTCAGCGTCTGAATACCGTTCAGCGTTACGGCGTTGCCACCATTACCGCCGACCTGCGCGTAGACTTCCCAGGTCGTGCCATCGTAAACCAGCGTGACGCTGACTCCGGTGATGTCGCAGACCAAGTTCTCGGCCGTCCCGTTGATGGTCGATCCGTTGCGGCCAATCGTGAGATTGTTCGTACCGAACGCAGCGCCAGCATCGGCAACAACGACCGTGTCGCCCACTGTCGGCGTAGCCGGCAGCGTGACCGTGAACGCACCGCCTGACGTATCGGCCAGCACTCCCTCGCCGTCCTGCGTCGTGTAGTTTGCCGTCTTGTAGACGTACTGAGTGCCACCAGAAGGCAGGCCGCTGACCTGACCTGCGGTGATCGCAATCGGAACATTGGCAGCCGCGGTAAGTCGACCCTTAGCGTCGACCGTGAATGACGGCACAGAGCCAGCCGTGCCATAGTTTCCAGCGGTGACGCTCGTATCACTCAGCGAGAAGTACAGCGTTCCGGTCGTCGTAATCGGACCGCCAGTGACTGAGATGTCTGCGCTGCCCTGCGCGGTAACGCTGGTCACTGTGCCGCTATACTGGTCGGCCGAGTTGATCGTGAAGTTCGGATACGTTCCGGTCACGCTGGTCGTGCCAGTGCCCGTCAGCACAACCGTCTGATCCGGTGCCGTGTTGGTCACCTCGATGGTGCCGCTTGCGGTCACTGGCCCGCCAGAAATAGAAATGCCAGTTCCGGCCGTCAGAGATACGCTGGTAACCGTACCGACATACTGGTCCGCGCTGCTGATCGTGAAATTCGGATATGTCCCGGTGATCGTCGTGGTGCCGCCTTGCGTGAGGACCACGGTCTGATCGGGTGCGGTATTCGTCACCTCAATGGTGCCGCTAGAGGTGATTGGCCCACCAGAAATGGAAATGCCCGTGCCAGCTGTGAGAGCAACACTCGTGACCGTGCCGCCAACATCGAGCGAGGACAGCGTGCCGCCAGTGTAGGTTAGGCCAGTGCCAATGGTAACAGATGAGAAGCCACCCGAGCCGTTGCCGGCCAGAATCGCCGTGCCAGTCGTGGCAGGCGCGAAGTAGGTTGTGGACTCAAGCGCGGCGCTACCCAGGCCAAGCGCAGTCCGAGCTGCACTGGCACTGTAGTTTTCCCAGCGTGACTGCGTGCCATCATAAACCAAGAAGTCATTATTGGTGACGCTTGTGATCTGAACATTGCCATCCGTTTCGCCAAGCGATGAGCCATGCGTCACGCGCACCAACAGCTCGCCATTGGTTGAATTTGCAACGACAACGGCCGCGACTTCCACGCGCGGATTAGGCGCGGTCGGAAGCACCTTCGTCAGCCCACCGGCAACGCTCGGATTGAAATAGAGAATATCTCCAGCGACCCAGTTCTCGGCACCGCCGGTCGTGTTAATTCCGCGTAAAAGGCCGAACGCGATGACTGAAACCCAGCTGTTTGTTGACCCACTCTCAGCCGCAACACCGATAACGTAGTTGCCTTGATTCGGCTGCAATCCCGTAGCCGGCGCACCTTGAATCTGACCGGACATCCCGACGACGCCGGAGAACATAACCACCTGACCAGCGGTGATGGCTGACGATGCCTTGACTCGGTAGTAGTTGGTCTGCCCGACGTTCTGCGTAACGACGCCGCCCTTGAGCGCAATCGCCAGCGTACCGGCACCGTCGGCGTTGTTCCAGTAGATGCGACCAGGCGTCGGCGAAACCGTTGCCAGCGTGTCGAAGTCAACGTAGTCGAGCGACGTGACGACGCCCTGCTCGCCAAAGATCGACTTGACCACGCCATCCGAAACCTGCCCGGTAGTAATCGAGATTGCGGTGTTGCTGGCCGCGGTGAGTCGTCCCTTCGCGTCGACAGTAAATGATCCAACGCTTGAAGACGTGCCGTAGCTTCCGGCAGTTACGCTGGTATTTTCCAGTCCAAAGTAGAGCGTGCCGCTCGTTGTGATTGGCCCACCAGTCACCGAGATGTCGGCGCTGCCTT